GCATATCTACTACTCATGGCTCTCGTTCTACTGGAAGTATTCCCTTCATCCATGTCGTAGACTCACAGATGCTCGCCTTTAACCAAGGCACTACAAGACGTGGTAGTTATGCAGCCTACATGGATATATCACATCCTGAGATAGAAGAGTTTATAAATATTAGAAAGGAGTCTGGTGGAGATATAAATAGAAAATCTCTTAACCTACACAACGGAGTCAACTTAAATAACGATTATTTAAAAGCAGTAAAGGAAGACGGAGACTGGAGACTAATAGACCCTAAAACTAAAGAAGCAGTACGAACAGTTAAAGCTAGAGATTTATGGTGGCAGATGTTAAATGCCAGGGCAGAAACAGGCGAGCCTTACATGATTAATATAGATACATGTAATGATAATATGCCTGAAGCTCAAAAAGAATTAGGCCTAAGTATAAAACAAAGTAACTTATGTTCTGAGATTACTTTACCTACAGACGAAGAAAGAACAGCCGTATGTTGTTTGTCTAGTGTAAACCTTGAACACTTTGATACCTGGTCTAAAGAACCATTGTTTATTCAAGACTTGATAACAATGCTAGATAATATTATTGAACACTACATTGAAAATGCTGTAGATACTAAACATTTAGGAGGGTACATTGCAAACTTTAAACGTTTTAAAAAATATATCAAACCTGGGAAAGAAGGCTTTGTTAAGTCTGCTTACTCTGCTTATCGAGAAAGGTCTCTTGGCTTGGGAGCAATGGGTTTCCATGCTTACCTCCAGTCTAAG